ACACTGAGATTGGTGTTCAGATTCGTGGGATGCCGTTCTCGGAAGCGTACGCTGGGTCAGATCATGTTTTGATTCGTTCGTCTGAGCCTACGGTTAAGCAACTTGTTGAGATGCGTCGCAATGATGGTCAGGCTCGCGGACTGTTTCGTTTGTTGACTATGCCGGTCCGGGCTGCCGCGAAGCGTGCGACGTGGGTGCCTGCTGATGGTGGGGATAAAGAGGCGAAGTTCGCGGAGGAGTTGTTGACGACTCCGTTTGTGTTGGGTGGCATGAAGACGTCGTTTCAGCGGGTGGTTGCTCAGATGCTGCTTGCGGTGATGGATGGTTTCTCACCGTTTGAGTTGGTGTATACGATCCCGAAGAAGGGACCGTTGAAGGGCAAGATTGCGTTGTCTAAGATTGCTTATCGTCCTTCGGAGACCATTCAGTTCCTGGTAAACGATGTGGGAGATTTCGAAGGACTGCGTCAGCGTACTACTGCACCTGGCGGTCGGTACATCGATGAGAAGATCGATGCTGATCATTCTTTGTATTATGCGTGTGGTGACGAGGAGAATCCGTTCTATGGAGTCTCGTACTTTAATGCGGCATTCTATCATTACGATAAGAAGATTAAGCTTTACTATCTTGCACATTTGGCGGCTCAGCACCGTGCAGTTGGATCTCGGGTCGGCAAGTACCCCACGTCTGCATCCCCCAATGAGATTGCTCAGTTCCGAAAGGCTCTCTCAGACTTTGGTCTCGCCCAGGCAATGTCGTTTCCTGACAAGGGATGGACGGTCGAGGAGTTAGGGTTACGGATTGGCGACTTCCCGTTCATGGACTTTGTGAATCATCACAACTCGCAGATGTCGAAGTCGGTACTTGCTCCGTTCCTAGATGATGCTCAGGGTGGGCAGAAGTCTTTGGTAGATTTTGGTGGGCAGTCGGACTCGATGTATCACACATTGATTAACGTGTTGGTCGCTGAGTTGGAGACGTTGATTAATGAGACTTTGGTTCCTCGTTTCATTGACTGGAATTTTGGCACTGATAAGTATCCGCAGATCAAGTTCGGTTCGTTTACTGACGAGCAGAAGAAGTCAATCAATGATACCTTCGATAAGCTGGCTACGGCTGGTACTAATGCCAATGTGACGCGTCCGTTCCTGTTGGAGCTGGAGATGCGTATGGCTGAGGAGATGGGTCTAGAGATTGACTACAAGAAGATCGAGGAGGCGTTGCAGAAGCAGGAGGAGTTGACGCTTCAGCACTTTATGGACGAGGCGGCTGTACCTCCAATGGAGCGTCCGTTCCAGGCGGTCGGTGCGCAAGCTGCAGACCAGCAGCAGGGGGCTGCGCAGAATGCTCAGTGGATGCCTGGACCGCAGCCTGGGATGATGCCTGGGGCTCCCCCACCACCTCCCGGTAAGCCTGGCGGTGGGCCTCCTGGTGCGGCTGCACGAGGTGTTCCTGGCAAGCCAGGTAAGCCTGGGGCACAGCCTGTTTATCCTGCGTTACCGTCGAAGCTGTCGGCCGCACGGGCTTCTGAGACGTGGCTTCACGATGATGCTCCGTTGGCGTTGTCGTGGGCTGAGTTCCGTGAGGTTGAAGACTCACTTGCGGTGTTGCGGACGTGACTGCACCTGCTACGTCGGTAGGGTCGCTGGCGTCTTTGCTGTCGTTGGTTGATGACTCAGCCGCACGTAACGTAGCTACCGAGGACCAGTTCACCGCTGAAGTAGACAATCTTTACGCTCAGCGGTTGGCTGCTTATCTTGCGTCTCAGCAGGGTCAGCCTCAGACACCGGAGGAGGGTGATCTTCACCCATTCTTGGATGCGGCGTTGCTCGCTGCAGTGGTGCTCTTGCTGCGACGCGCTTTCCGGGCTGGAGTTGTAGAGGGCCTTAATTTCGGCGGGGAGAATTTAAGCAAAGTCGGGATCACTTTAGATCCAAGCTTAGTAAAGGTTGATAACGCTTTTAGTGACTCTGTCGTTACGGACTTCTTGCAGGGTCAAGTTAATCAGGCTTCGAGTTGGGGCGGTAAAGATCCACAGGTGTTGGCTGCGACGTTGTCTCAGCGTGCTGATCTTGGCGTGCTGACGGCCTTTCATGGTGGCCGCAATGCTGCGTCGGAGGCGTCGTTTACGCAGGCTCCGGGTCAGGTGCATAAGCTGTGGGTGACTCGTTTCGATTTAGAGACTGCACCTTGTAGTTTGTGTGTTCGTTTACATGGCATGCATGTTCCGTTAGCTGATAATTTCCACGTTCCCGATGATGAGCCTGGTCCTTATCTCGGGACGCTGTCTCGTCCTCCGAGGCATCCTCGCTGTCGGTGCAGTGTGGTGTTGTATATGCCTACGGAGATGAAGACCGATTCAGGGCCTGCTCCGTTGTCGATGGTGCAGTATGCCGATCAGGTGTTACGGATAATCGGCGCGGAGCGTCATGACTTCATTGCAGCCTCGGTAGTCCGGGTCGAGGGATATACGCGTGTTGTAGGGGGAAAGACCGAGCAGGTTAGTGGTTACTTTTATGACATCAAGACGGGGTTAAAGGTTCCGTCGTCTCAGGTTCCTGGTAATAAAGCCCCGAAGGTGTCTTTGCAGAAGGCTCGCGCGATGGAGCAGAAAGCCAAGGCATCGGGCGCTGGTAAAACTTCTGGCGGTCCTGGACAGGCTGTTGCCGTTTGGCCTAAGGGTACATATCACATTAATATGCCTGATGGTTCTGTGACTCAGGTGATTGTTAGTGATGATGGTTCTTCTCGAGCTACGTCTAATGGTCAGACGGAGAATGCTGATCCTGCACAGACACATCAGTTTATGTCTTACTGGCAAGAGCATCTTCAGCAGGTTGACAATGCTGATTCTGGACTTCACGATGTGCAGCATCCTGAACATAATATCGGTGGCGTCTCAGTTACGTCTGACCATGTTAAAGAAGCTATTAACATTCTGAAAAACGAGCCATCGACTTCTGTTAAGGCTCCATTAAAGATTGCAGATCATCCTCTCGCGTCTGCGGATCTGCGTGGGTTTGCGACCGAGCACGCGGGTACGCCACAGCATTACTCGAAGCTTAAGCAGGGTGTGATCGATGCGCTTCAGGCCAAGCTGAAGGGTAAGGACGGCGCTCAGTCAAACGCGGGAAAGCCTGAGGCTCCTGGCGCCCCGGAGTCTCCTGATGCACCATCTGCGCCGAGCGCCTCCGTGTCGGATAAGCAGAAAGCTTCTGACAAAAAGTCGGTTGCTAACCCACCCAGCGTTCCCGCCAAGAGTGCGACCCCTCCTGCTGTGCCTGCAGATCAGGCAAAGACATGGAAAGACCATCTGGAGAATGCGAGGGTTGCGTTCAAGGTTTCTCCACAACCTGGCGATCACGGGTCAGGGATTGCCGCAGCGCAGCAACGGGTCGCTACTACGAGACATAAGTATTATGTTCGTAGTGACCAAGGGAATACTCAAATCAGCATGAAGCCACTTCCCGTGACGGGGAATGGACATGATTTGCTGGTGCATTCCAACGGGTCAGTATATTCACGTTCGTTAGACGGCAGTGGTGCTGAGCAGCTACATCCTATGTCGCCTGATGAGGTTTCGTCTTTGACGAGTCCCCATTTTCAGTCGTCTGACAAAGTGTCTCTTGATCGTGCGTTGTCTGATCCTCGTTCGATTAAAGATAATAAGCTTGACGGTTTAATGCAGGAAGCTTTAACATCTGAAAACATGGATGCGTTCGATAAGTTGGCCGCCGAGGCTGATCGTCGTAGTGCTGCCGAGAAGCGTTCGTCTCAGCAGGAAGAACAGCGTGCTGCTGAGTTGGAGAAGCTTCTGCAGTCTGGCGCTAATGAGTCAGATGCGATTGAGAATGTTTATGGTGTTAAAGGCGAAGCACAGAAACGTAAGCTTGCTATGTCTTCTTTGCGAGCGGATGGTTATACTGGGGTTAATCTAGCGGAGATTTCACGTAAAGCATATCGTGATGATGTTTATCGCCGATATATTGATGCTGAGAATTCGATGCAAGGTCATATGTTGTCGAAGGAGGGTGAGGCTAAGAACATTTCTCCAGTGAAGTTGTTTACTGGCTCAGAGGCAACAGCTATGAAGTATGCATCTCCTGAGTTAGTGGACTGGTGGCAGATCAATGGACGAACTTCTTACGATGATTGGTTGAAGACTTTCCTTTCCCAGTTTGATTCTGGTAGTGGGTCTAGCAGTACGTCTAAGCCTTCAGGAACAATATCCAATGATAAGGTAGCAGAGTTTACAAAAGGTTCGGTATTTACTTCTCCGTTGATTCATCATACTGATCCTTCGAATGTTGATTCGATTAAATCTTCAGGTTTTAATTTTAATAAAGAGATGCATGGTGGTTTGTTAGGACAAGGTGTTAATCTATCTCTAGATGAGAAGTCTGGCGCGTTGTATGCTCCAGAGAGATTGAAGATTATTGGTGGAGATTCTCAGCGGATGGATGTCGCTGCTAATGTGACTAATCCGTATAATATTTCAATACCTACAGGTACTGTGCGTCCAGGCGATGTGTTGCTGAAAAAGATGATTGCAGACGGATTGATCCCTCCAGGTGACGCTTCTGGCC